TTGGCTCGCACGTGGGGTCTTAATGTTTTCTTTTGTCATATGCCTATACCTCCTTCGTGATATTTAATTGTTTCGCATATTCTTCCAATGGCACTCCTAATTTTTTAGCGATAGCAACTTGAGAAGGGGTGAGTCTCACAGTTTTGCGACCAGGCTTTGTACTTCGCTTCGCCGAAGCTACTGTTTGTACTGGTTTGGTCGATTCCGTAGTTGCATTCTTATCAAATTTATGGGGAAATTCAAGTCTTATTCTTTTATCAATTTCCGCATAATATTCTTCACTTTGAGCATCATATCCTTCTTCATCTATAAGGGATTTATGTATGTCAAACGCCGTATAAGTCATAGCTTTGTCAGTTCCAAACCACTTATTTTTAGATGCCCAAGCTTCCGCTTTAGGATCTGCAGTCGTTTGTTGTCTCTCTGGTATTCTAACATCTGCTATTCTTTTTGGTTCTTCTTTTGCAAGATTTTCTGATGCAGATTTTAATTCTTGTAATCTTCCATCCTCATAACCTAATCTTGCTATTTCTTTTTGTACATCAATTTCAGCACTTACATCATTAGCTTCTCTAGCTACTAATAACTTAGATTTTGCAGCTTCTAATGCAGATGCGATTTTGGCTTCTCTATCTTTAAGTGATACATTTTCTAATGTACTAAACCTTTTAGTTAAAGTTTCTTTTTCTGCTTTAACAGATAAAGCATAGTTCAAAGCTTCTTCTTTTTGACGCTCTGCTTCTCTCCATTTTTTAGTTAGTTTAGCAATTCTTCTTTGCACACTTTCACTGTAATCCTCTAATTCGTCTTTCTTTTCTTCTCCCTTGTCACCTGCTTCCTGTTTCTTGTCGCTGGCGTCAGAGACTTTTGCTTTCGGTTCTTCTTTTACTTCTCTAACAGTTTCTTGTTTTACTTCAAACTCAGGTTCTGGTTTTGTTGTGTCTTCTAACTCAACATCAACCTCTGGTCCTGAAGTATCTATATCAACTGTCTTTGCGTTTTTATCTTCTGGCATAGTTTTCTCCTATGGTTTATATATAGTGAAGTACATCTTCGGGATTTTTAATTGTCCCTAAAACTTCATCGTCATTTAATAGACGAACTTCACCGCCTTCGATTGGTAATCTTGATCCCGCGTAGCGCGCGAAGATCACCCAATCTTTTTCTTTGCACCATGGGCCGGTTGGATATTTTTCTTTATCCAAATAAGCTAATGGTCCAATCTTTAAAACATAACCGCAATTAGTTGCGATTCTTGCTTTGTCTAAAGATTCCTGTGATATGATTAATCCACCTGCAGTTTTATCTTTTGGTGTAAATGGTAATACTAAAAGTCTCCAACCACTTGGAGTTGGTAAACTATCAATTAAAGATTCAGTAACATTTTCTGCTCTTACTGTTTTATCTTCTATTTTTTTATCTTCTTCTTTATACTTTTCTTCAAGACCTAGGTTTATCTTTGGGACTTCCTTTTCCGAGGTCGATAACGTTTCCTTTTTCATCATTTTGCTCCTTCTTATTTAGCAGGTTAGAGATTTCCTGAATAATTGTTTGGTAGGCGTTAGCCTGTCCTTGCATATACTTGTATTTTTCCATACTGTCAACTGCTCCTGATATCATTGAATCACCAATATTTTGGTAAGAATCTTTGATAAATTTTTGCAATTTAGTTATAAATGTTACGGCGTCCATAGCTTTCTCCTGTTGGTTATATTAACAGTTCCACTTACGTAGAGACTTATTAATTCTTGAATTTGGGTCGTTTGCAGTTTTTGCAGATGTTAATCTCTTTTTCATCCCAGACATTCTGGCACAAAATGATTTTCTTCTATTAGCAGCTTTTGATCCTTTTTTTAATTTAGAAGGCTTTGTAGTTACAGCCATTGAAAGTTTTGATCCAGGATTTGCAGCTCTGTAAGATGCAATACCTTTTTTATTTAACCCACCAGATTCAGATTTACCTTCTTTACGTTGCCATGCTGGAGTGGATCCTTTTGCAAGCATTGCTCTACCTTGTCCTCTTAATGAAATGTCACCCATTATTTTTTACCTTTTTTAACTTTTCCACCTTTTGCTTTACCTACTCTTACACAATTAGGAACAGATCTATTTCCTTTTTTCTTAAATCCTTTTTGTTCAAATCCTTGCCAACATGTTCCTCTTGCCATTATACTAATCCTCCCATACTCATTTTTCTTCTTTTAGCAAATGTTGCAACATTAGTTGGTTTAGGTCCAGTATTTCCAGCAGCTCTTTTTCTTGCAACTGCAGAACGTCTTTGTCCTTCTGACATTGATCTTGCTTTTGCAAGTGGTACACATTTTGGATAACCTCTTCTTTTTTCTCCTTTAGATCTACCACAAGGAGCATATGAACCATCTTTTCTTTTTGATCCAATGTCTACCCATTTTTCAGCAACCCACTTACGTAAGCTCATATTAATATTTTTTTGTAACTTTTCTTCTATTCTCTAATACTGCTCCACAACCTTTTGCAATACCACCTTGTTTATAATTAGATACCATTTTTCTTTGTTGTGAAATACTTCCACCACCGGCTTTTTTCTTACGTCCACCTGGAACTATTTTACCAGAACATACTGCGCTCGCGTACATGTTCGCGTACGCGCTCGGGTACACATCAAATTTTGCTTTTGCAGCAGCTTTTCCTCTTGGGCAAAGTTTAGCCATTATTTTTTCTTCTTTGACATTCCAGCTTCTGAAAGAGCAATTGCTATCGCTTGTTTTCTAGATTTTACAACTGGTCCTTTTTTACCGGAATGTAGTTTACCTTTTCCAAACTCTTTCATAACTTTAGAAACTTTAGCTTGACCACCTTTGGCAAATTTTTTATAAAAAATTTCTTTATCAAATTTTCCAATGTTTGCGTCTCTAACTTGTTTTTGTAGTTTTTTCATTGTTTCAGTGTTTTCCATTTTTTTTATGCTTTCAGCAACTTTTTTTGGAACATCTGCATATTTTTTTGCTGCGTCTTTAACACCTCTGCCAATATCTTTTACCATTTTACCAGCTTTAGTTTCTTTATATCCTTTTTCTTCAAGTTTTGTTTCTCTTGCTTCTTCTGCTGCAGATTCTGCACCTTCATGCATAGAAGACATATCCTCTACACCTTTTATAGAACCTCCTTCAGCTTTTAAAACTCTAGCTATTCTAACTCCTCTTAATTGTTTACCAAGACCAGCCATTATCTTTTACCCTTCATCATTTTGCCTTTTTTCTTTGAAGACATATTTTTAGTAATCATGTCAGCTTTTTTTGACATTCCACCTTTTTTAAAAACACCTCTTCCTTTTAAGATATCGGCTTTAGTAATTTTTCCATCTTTGTTTAAATCTGGAAATGCTTTACCACCTTTTTTTAATTTTGCTCTTGGTCTTATGTTATAATCATTTCTCATTTTATATCCTATCCGTTTTCTTGTTGTTTATTTACAGGTCTGTTCGCCATTGTTCTAGCAACAGATTCCGCACTACGTCCCACGACGTAACCGCCCAAACCTATCTGGAGAAGACTCCAAACGTCGCCAGGCAATTCAAAGGAAATAACTGCTCCTGTGAACATTTTTATAACTGGTCCTATAACATAATTCCAGACCAAGATAAATATTAATACATACATTAACAAGGGCCTCCAGCTCGATGCGAACCAGCCACTTTTGGCCTCTGCCTCAACTATTTTTGCTGCAGCTTGTAATTCTGCTGTATTAGATTGTAATAATTGTGTTTGTAATTGAGCTTTTAGTTTTTCTTGTAAATCTTTATCAGGAACGGATTTTTCAATTGTGCTAAATAGAATTTTAGCAAGAGGTGCAACAGCTCCTAACATTTGAATCATGAGTTAGTACCACTTTGCTGATCTTTTTTTCTCTGGAAGAATATTTCCTTGGCCTTGAACTACTTCAACTTGAGTTTCTTGAGGATTTGACATCTCAACTTCCACTCCACCAAGCAAATTTCCTTGTTTGTCAGTAAATTTATCAAAATTTACTTCTTTAGATTGACCAATTTTTGTATTTTTGTTTTTCATATCTATTTTATACCTCTTTTTTGTTATTTTTGAAACTTAATTCTGATTGTTTTTTAATTTTGCAGCCAAAACTGTCTTTTCTAGCGAAGTATTTGCTCTTAATTTAGCCAAATCTTCGTTTTGTTTTAGTTTATCATCTTGAGTTGACTGATTCATCATAGTTTTCATCTTATCAAGGTTTAATCTATCTTTACCTTCAACTTCTTTTCTATAATTTTCTTGTGCTCTAAGGTCTAATTCGCGTGATCTTAACATTGCAATAGGATCATTTGATAATAATGATGTAATTTGTTGTTCTTCTTTTAAAAATTCTTCCATTGCTTCAGCAATTAACTGTGCTTTTCTAGCTTCAATTTTTTCTCCAAGCATTTTAGCTTGAATTTGCATTTGTTGGAGCATTTGTGGATTTTGTTGCCCCATCTGTTGCATTTGTTGTCCCATCATTTGAAGCTGTTGCATTTCATTTCTAAATTCAACTTCAGTTTGTTCTTGTGACATTACAGAAATATGTTCAAAAATATTTTTTTCTAATGCTGCCATTAAAGGTGGAGCATTTCTTGCTATGTTAGTTGCCATAAAACTTAAATGAGATGTAATGTGAGCTCTATGATCTTGTCCCGGAAACGCTTGGAACGGTTGCCCTGCAAGAGCAGCAATATGTTCTAATGCAGGGTCCTTTGGTTGAGGTGGTTGAGGTTTCATTAAAATTTTATCAATATCTTTTACACCTAATGCTTCATACATATTTCTATATACTTCATAAGTGTTGTGCATTTGTGGTGCAGACATTGCAAGTTGCATTTCAGTTTGTGCTAAACTAATTCTTTGTGTTTGTGAAAATATATTTGGATCTGCAATTGGAATAATATCTACTCTGTCATCAAAATCTGTTTGTTTAATTTGTCTTTGTCCACCCACTACATTGTAAGGATATTCTGGAGGTAAATATAAAGCAAAAACATTTGCTAACAATTTAAATTCTTGTTTCATCGATGCATAAATTCTTTTATGAATTGCTGACATCGTTCTACTTCCTCTTTCCAACAAGGCCACGGTCGTACCCACTGCTGCTTGTTGATTCCCATCCCCTACTTGAAGATCAGCTATCGAAGCGAAACGCTGACCCGCTTGAACTACGACCCCCATAAGAGCAAGTAATGTTTGTGAAGGTTCTTTATATGGTAACGTCATAAATGCATCTCTTAAATTACCACTTGGAGCATCAACATCTCTCCATTCTCCTGGTTGAATAGATTGAGCATCGTCTCTAATTCTAATTCCTCTTTGTTTAAATCCTGCGGGTAAATTAGATAGAGTTCCTGCATCTAATAACTGTCTTAATGCTGACGTTGCAGTTCTTGATAATCCACCAATCATTTGAATTAAACCAAAACCATAAAATCCAAATCCTGGTAAAAATTTAAAATGAACAAAATATTGTTTCTTTTCTTTTTTAACATCTTGTGCATCCCAATTTCTTCTAATAGATAAAACTTCTCTTGAACCTTCTTCAATTGTTACAATATATGGAAGTTTAATTCCTGTAGGTTCACCAGAAGCATCTGTATCTTCAAATCCTTCTAAATCTAAATTAATATGACATTCTAATAAATTATAAACATCTTCTTGAAAGTCACTTTTTGAAACACCTTCAAGTTGTCTCTCTTTGGTTTTAACATCGTTTGTATTTGATGATTCATCAGAAGGTAATAATTCTATATCTCTATAAAATCCTGCCACCTGTTGTTTTCTTAAATCATTTCCTGAAATTTTAATTACATGAACAATAGCTTCAGCATCTTCTAATGAAGTTGCTGAATAAGGAACTACTAAATCTTCTGCAGATACAAATTTTGAAACTGCTCTTGCGATCGTTTCATCATAATAAACTTTTTTAAACGTAGATCCTGATAATGGTAAATAAAATAACATTTGATCAAACTCTGGTTCATATTCTTTCATGACATCCATTATTTGATAATTCATAAATTCTTTAACTCTTTGAGCTTGCTGTTCTACATCAGGAGTAGATGCTCCAATTACTTGAGTTCGCACGGGCCCACCCGCGGGAAGTAATTCTTTATACGCTAATGCTTGAAACTGAGTTACAGCTTCAGCTAATACTGGATGAGTTGCACCACTTGCTCCTTGAAATGGTTCTGTTCTTTGTTCATATTTAAATCCTAATAAATCTAAACCTTGAGTATAAGCCTGTTCCCAGTCTCTTCTTGAATTTTTATAATCTTCGTAATTTTGATAAAGTTCTGTACCTAATAAATTTAAATCATTCTCATCAATAAATTCTGCAAGGTTAGAATCATGAACTAAAGATGCTTCATTCATCTTTGCTTTAGGGTCAAAATTTATATCAACACTTCCATCCTCATTTTCAGTAACTTCAGTCGGACTAGATGAAACTGTTTCTGTTTCAGATACGACTTGTTCTATCTCCTGTTCAGGAGTTAAAGAACTACCTATGTTTGGGATTAGACCCTTGTCTATTTCTGCCATTAATTTTCTCCGATTTAACTGTTGTAACAGTATTATAGTTAATATTCAAGCCTTGTGGGTTAGGACCTGATTTAGGTGGTATTGTTAATGTTAATCTTTTTGTTTTGATCATTCTGGTAATTTAAGTATATCTTCACTAGATTTAATCACTTCTTCTGGTGCTGATGCTGAACCAAGTTCTCCTGATTGTCTCATAATGAAAGTTGAAGGATCATCTTCCATTTCATTTCTTAAAGATTGTTTAACAGGTATAATTTTTCTATTTTTAATTTTTCCTGTTGCAAATCTTTCAGCAGCTTCTACATCACCAAAAACAGTATTTCGTTTTGGATTTTTAGCAACTTCCGTATAATCAATATCTACATCATCTGGTCCATTTGCAAATAGTCTAGGCTCTGCTTCAAGAACTTTAAATTCTGCTGGTTCTACTTTTATTTCACCTTTATAATTTTTAAATTCCATCTTAGGTCTATAATACAAACTTAAAGGTTGACCATACAATTGTTGATTTCTAGGTGAATCAATATCAACAGCTATTCTTCCATCAGGGTATTCTCTTAAAATAAAAGTTGTATCCCCATCAACATGTTTAGTTAATTTCTCTTCTCCTTTTGGTACTGTACTGGAAAAAGGTCTAGGAGTATTTTTATAAGAAGGCATCATTATTAATTGTTCTTCTTCAAAAGTTTTTCCCATCTCTTTTACTTTTTCAACTAACTTTGGAAACCATTCATACATTCCTTCCGCTGGTTCTATTTTTATTTTAGATGCAACTTTTGCTGTTTGTGCAGCTTTCTTAGTTCCTTTTATAGCTTTGATTAATTCAGGAGCTGCTGCCGCTCCTGTTAGTAATGCCAAAACGGCTCTTCTAGATATTCCTCCTTTTTTAAATTCTTGTCTCATCATAGAATCATCAGGTGATTGAATTTC